TACCAGCGAAGGCTTGAAACGTGTTAGATACATTATCAAGTAACATACCCTCATCTCTTAAAAAGTATCCAACAGCAGGGTTAGTATATATAGTACCTTGAGCTGTTAAAATATCCTTAACTAATTTATTATAAGGAGTATTCTTTTTAATTTGCTCTCTAACCCATGTAATATATGTTTCGCCAGATACATTACCATTGAGTTTTTTCTTTAATCTTAGATTATCCGCATAGAAGTTGAACATCGACTCGTTATAGCCTTGTGAGTTAATCAGATACTCAACTAATTCTTCTCTATCATTATATTTTTTGAACTCTATACTTTCTTCATATGTTGGTATTCTCCCAACAATATCGAGAAAGGCTCTTCTAACAAATACATCATCAGATGATTTTTTAGGCATTGATAGTTTTTTATACTTTAGATCAGATGAAATAATTTCGTCAATTTTTAAACTATAATTTATTTCAGCAGAAACTACGTTTACAATAAAAGCTAAATATAGAAAAATAAATTTAACCATACGTATATTTATGCAGAAACTATATAATATCCTCTAGTTCTGTAGCATATTTCAAACGCTTTTGCGTATGTGGGGTACCAGCCTTTTCATATCGCTTTAAGAAAATTAACGTTGCATCTTTAACATTATCTGTTTGATTCAACATTTGTTTTACTTTTCTATATTCAGGGTGCCTTTCCATTTCATACAAAATAAAATCTATTTGAGTGTCCAGATCACTCCAATCTGTACCTTTCTTTTTAGCGAATTTTGTTAAGTTAATAGGATCTGTATCATACCTACCACCCTTTTCCCACTGGGCTAGCCCTCGGCCCGGACCTCCACCTAATTGTTTAATAGCAGGATCCAGATTAGATTCTGCTTTTAAATTTGCCACTATCCCTATAGCAGCAGTTTTTGTTAAACCACCATCAGTTAATCGATTAACAATATATTTTGTAGAACCTTTAGTTGGGACATCTTCAGGCTTAGAATCAATTTCTGTGGGAGGTTTTTCGATTTTGAGCTTTTGCAATATTTCTGATGCAACCTTATCAAATTTAGGAGAAGATATTAACTCATCAGCTTTTTCAACAGCATCTATCTTTTGTTCTATTGGCTCTGGCCTTTCTTTAAGAGCCTTCAGAATGTAGTCAGTTTCATATGCAGTAGCGCCTAGAGATAGTAACCCCATAAGTATCTCTTTATAACCCTCGTCGAACTGCTCAGTCATCTTTCTTAGACATTATTGTTGATCTATCCACTCTTGCGCTTCTTCTATTGTATTAGTGCTCATCACCCAGCAGTTTTCTGCATTTAATATCTCAAATACTGGATACGCCGTCAACGCCCCACTACCATCCAGCTGTGCAGCAGAGATAGGTAGGTTAGTTGTATCAACTATTGTATATGCCATTAAAGATACTGCTGAGTATAACTTTCTTTCTCTAAAGTAAGCTCTGTCTCTGTAAGTTTACCATCTCCCTTATCAGTTTTATTAGATGGATTCTCTTCATCTTGCTCAACTTCCTTTGGAGTGATATTAACATCATCTTTTCGCTTTTGTGCATCACATATAGACGGTAAATTAATACCGAAATCAACAGGCTCACCAAGATGACAAGGTACGTCAACAGTTCCAACATATCGACCACCGCCATGATCTACTGATAATGTTAATTTATCACCTTCTGGGCTAATACCCCGTACACGAAGATGTAGGCCTGTATCAATAAAGTCATCAATAATTTCCTTTACATTAGTAGGGAGACCCTCGTAAACTTCATCACTTTTAAAATTATCATTGAACTTAAAAACGTCATTCTGCTGAAATCCGCTTTGGATTCCACGAGCGGGGTATTTTGCCATATAATACTCAAATAGATGGAGAAATTTTTTGTCTTTAGCCATACTATTATTTAGTCTTTTAGATAAATATTTATACAAATTTATGTCGGTAAGATTAGATAATTTAGAAAGATCCCCAATCGAGCAAAAATCCCTACAGGATGGCTATCTTTATAAAGATATAAAGTTTGATTTAGATTTTAGTCGTCATGTAAAACCAGAGCTATATTCTCAGTCCGGACCAAAAGATCTCGCAGAGATACAAGATGGGCAAGCTGTCATTAACTCAATTAAAAATATTTTAACTACAACACCAGGTCAAAAATTACTTAACCCACTTCTTGGATTAGACTTTAGAAGCTATCTATTCGAACCTATCAATACAACGACATCATATTTTCTTAACGAGTTCATTTATTTAAATTTAGGTGTGCAAGAGCCTCGTATTCTTCTCAATACTGTTAGTGTTAAAGGATTGCCTGAAGAAAACCAATATAACATTGAAATTGGGTTTAGTATACCACAACTCGATATCAACAATTTATCCTTAAACGCTACACTCAATAAAGATGGCTACGTTGTTGTATAACAATGCCACTAGATTAAATATATACAATGAGCCTTCAAGATTTTACAGACTATAGCCTTCCGAAGAATGCTTATCTCACTTTTGATGCTAGTTCTCTTAAGACATTAATTATTGATAGACTTAATGAAAACGAAACATTTACAGATCAAAATTTTGAAGGTTCAAACTTTAGTGCGTTTATTGATGTTGTAGCATATATGTATCATGTTTTGCTTTTCCAGCTCAACACAACATCTAATGAATCTACATTTAGTACAGCAACTATTTATGAGAATATGAACAAGCTTGTATCCACAATTGGATACAATCCTCTTGGTGATCAAACATCATTAGTTAATATATCTTTATCAGCTGCAGATTTAGCTTCAAATGTTTATACCGTCCCACGTTTTAGCTCAGTAGCAGCTAATGGAGAAACATATGTAGCTACTGAAGATATTACTTTTGAAAAGACAGTAGATAATACCTTAGAAGTTGTCGCACCGTCTAATAATACGTTATATCAAGGACAATTATCTGAAACTACTTTTAAAGCAACTGGTGAGCCTTATGAAAGTATTATATTAATTGATTCTTTCACTTCCAAGCAATTTAGACAAAGTACGTCAAATGTTCGCAATACTAAGTTTATTAGTGATAATGCTTTTAATGTTTTTGTACAAAATGATACTACAAGAGAGTGGACAGAATATGAAGAAACTTCTTCACTCTTTTTAGAAGGTGCAGACGCTAGGAAATACGAAAAGCGTTTAAATGGTAGTGGAAATTATGAATTTAAATTTGGTAATAATATAAATGGGAAGCAATTAGCAGCTAATGACACGGTTTTAATATTTTACGTTATATCAGATAATGAATCTGGATTAATTGGACCTAATACCTTTAATAATGCTTCTTTTACGCTATATGGCTCTCCTAATTTTAGCGGTGTTAAAACAGCAATTTACGATACTAATCAAACATTAATTGCACCATCACAGTTAGGTAATTTAACGATTAATAATCGATTTGCTTCATCACCGACAAAACTAGCTGAAACTGTTGCAGATATAAGACGTAATGCTCCGAAAGTATTTGCAGCACAAAATCGCCTAGTAACCAAAGATGATTACGAGTATCAAATTAATCGAAACTTTAATAATCTTACTAGAGATGTAAAAATACTATCTAATAATGATTATACATCAAAAGTGTTGTCGTATTATAATGACATAGCCTTTATCCCTGGTAATGATGACTCAAGAGTGCTATTTTCACAGGTGTTATTTTCAGCATCAACATCATTTAATAATGTTTATGTCTATACAGTACCGAATAGTAATCCCACTCTAAACGGTCGCACACCAAATTACTTGAATTCTGCTCAGAAACAACTTATTGCAGAATTTTGTGAAAATAAAAAGGACGTTACACAAAACGTTGTAGTTTCAGATCCGATATTTAAAGCATTTGCATTCGGTGCAGCTAATGTAGATGATAACTCGGTAGATGACACGGTTAATAATACGCGGCTTCGCGTTACTTTAGATAAAAATCAAGCCACTAACGATGGTGCTGTTAGATCAGCAATATTTAACATAATTAATAACTATTTTGCAGCTGTTCAGTTAGGTGATATAATTAATGTAGCTGATCTTACACGAGATATTATTAATATCCCTGGGGTTACAGATCTTCATACAATTAACGGTGATACGGAAGTTCCAAATTTAAACTTTATTATATGGAATCCAGACTATAAAGAAGAAGATAACGTTCTACAATCCTTAAATTATCAATTAGAAGATTTTCAATTTGCATATTTCTACGATCCTCAAAATATCACGAATAAGATTGCTATACGACGATTGTAGGATTAAATATGTTATATGTCGTTAAGTTCTCTACAACTCGATTCATCTGGT